ATACAAAATTTGTCAAGAGATTTATTTTAACATTTGTAAATTAATTTCAGATCCTGATTGAATTATGTTAGATTATGCTATAAAATATTATCGTAACTACTGAGCAGCCAGATAGGAGGTGAATATGTTAATGGCTAATGTACTAGCTGAGATTGATGGTAGGAGAGCTGAGCTGGAGAGCTTGGAGAAAGATCTAAAAAGAATTGATAAAGTGATCAATAGCTTAAAAGATCATAGACAGCACATAGCTGATAAAATTACAGCTATAGAGATTAAGATTGAAGAATTGGAGGATGAGTTAGATGCTTAGATCAGAATTTGATACATTAAGTAAAAGTAGTAAGAGGCCCACGGATAAAGAGTATGAGCTCATAGAGTTTGTATATAACTGGCATCCATTAAACTTTGATAAGGAAGCTGTGGCAAAGCTCTATGATGATTTTGGCATGGTAATCTTTTACGATATGGAAAAAAGAAGTAAGCTGGCCATGGAAAGAGATCTTATTATTAAAGACTATGATAATCGGATTTTGCGTCTTAGAGAGCTTAGAGCTGAGGCATTTGAAAATAAGTTAGATGGAAGACTGGAGGATAAGGAATAATGGATAAGAAACTAATAGCAAGGGTATCGGGTATACCTGGGAATGTAACAATCAGAGCATTTGTTAAGGTAGCTTCAGGATCTGAAGTAGCAGCAGTATCTACTAAGGAGGGGCCAGTACTTTATGTAGATACTAAGATGATAGAGATCATGGAGGTGGCAGAATGATCCATATAGAAAAGAATAAGGACGATAGCTGCACAATGACAATAACTCTTGAGGGTAATGCTGAGGAAGTAGCTCAGGAGTATGTAGCTCTTACTCTTAAGCTTAATGATGAATATCCGATTGTACTGGATAGAGCTAATTGGTATCTGGAAGATATTCAGGCCCTTAGGAAGGAGATAAGAAATGACTAAGAATATATCTGTTACAATAGAAGAGGATCTTCTTAATTATCTGGATGAACTGGCTGAAATAAATGGCCGCTCCAGATCCGGAATGATCAGCTGGTTTATCTTAAATAGTAAAAGAGCATATGATGAGCTGGATGAGGAGGCTAAAAGATGGGAGTCACAGGTAAATTAAACTATGATGCTGACTGGTATCAGCCCCGGAACCTTCGGCAGCAAATGAAGGCCGGGAACCTTGGGGAAATACGAAAAGAATATACAAGGCTTAGGGATATCTCACAGAAGAGACTTAAGAGAATGGGTCAGACAATGTGGAAGGATACTCAGACTTATCAGAGAAATGTACACCACTACCCAAAACTTAAGGATATAAAATCTGAGGCTGAGCTGGCCCATAGGCTCTCAGATCTATCCAGATTTATCACAGCAAAGACATCCTCAGTCTCCGGAATGGAGTCTCAGATGAAGAAGGCCCTAAAGACTCTTCACGAACATGATTATAATTTTGTTTCAAAAGAGAACTTCCTCCAGTTTGGAAAATTTATGGAGGAGTACCGCTTCCAGAAACTTGATGAGATGGGTTATGACTCAGGAACAGCTGCGGAGGCATTTAATCAGCTGGAGATCCACCGGGTAGATCCTGAAAAAGTAAAAGAAGATTTTGAGTTTTGGCTTAAGAATCAGGAAGCACTTGAGGCCCTTGCTGCCGGATCCGGAGGGGAGATAAAAGGATCCACATTAAGAAGCAGGGTGATAAGTAATGCAGCCCGGAAGGGTATTAAAGTAGAAGGCATGACAGATGCAGAGGAGAAGAAGTATAAGAAAATAAAGAAGGGGAGATAGTTTTAATGTACATTACACCGGATAAATTTGATGTGGGCTGGTATGCTAACCTACCAGCCCAAAAGAGGAAAAAAGGAAATCAGAGTACCACACAGAAGTACTACTATATTGATATTATCACAGCTTTTGATATAGAGACTACTTATATTAAAGAAATAGATCAATCTGTTATGTACATATGGCAATGGCAATTTGGCCCGGATGTATCTGTAGTAGGCAGGACCTGGTGGGAGTTTAAGAGGTTCCTGAGAGCTCTTAAGGATCAGATGGAAGAGAATGAGAGGCTGGTTGTATATGTGCATAATCTTAGTTTTGAGTTTCAATTCTTATCAGGTATCTTAGAATTTGCTCCTGAGGATGTATTTGCTGTAGATCATAGGAAAGTACTTAAGGCTACTTATGACGGCTGGCTTGAGTTTAGATGCTCCTATCTTCAGACAAACATGAGCCTCAGATCCTTCTGCGAAAAGATGGGAGTAAAGAACTATAAGCTAAAGATGGACTATAACAAAAGAAGGTACTGGTATACAGAGCTATCTCCTAAAGAGATGGCTTACTGTCTTAATGATGTAAGAGGACTTGTAGAAGCCATCCAGAAGGAAATGGATAGAGATGGAGATAATCTTTATACAATCCCTTTAACATCTACCGGCTATGCCAGAAGAGATGCTAAGAAGGCCATGCGAACAGTAAGCAGGAACTATATACAGAATCAGGTGCCTTCTTATAGATTATATCAGCTCCTTCATGATGCCTTCCGGGGAGGCAATACTCATGCAAGTAGATACTACTCAAATCAGATAATAAAAAAAGCCAAGGGTAAGGATAAAAGCTCTTCATATCCTGATGATATATGTAATAAAAGATATCCAGTATCTAAGTTTATATTTAAGGAAGACCTCACCCAAGATCAGATAGAAGAGCTGATATTTAAGAAGGATAAAGCTATACTTATCAGGTGCACACTTATTGATGTAAAGCTTAAGGATGATCTTATACCGGTACCATATATTCCAGTAAGTAAATGTAAGGGAATCCTTCATGGAGTATATGATAACGGAAGAGTACTGGAAGCAAAAGTAATCTATAATCTAGCTATAAATGATCTGGACTATAGGATAATAAAAGATCAGTATGATTTTACACTTATTCCTATAGAAGTGGCTTATGCAAGATATGGTAAGCTTCCTCCGGCTTATGTTAATACTGTTATTGAGTACTACAAAAATAAGACTCTTCTTAAGAATAAGCCATCTGATGATGAGCATGATGAGGACTTTTATGATCTTCTATATAATAAGTTTAAGAATCTACTCAATAGCCTATATGGACTCATGGCCCAGAACCCGGTAAAGATAGATATAAAATATGTAGATGAGCTGGAGCTCTTTGCAGATGATCCTGAAGCTGACCCTGAGGAGATACTGGAGAAAAATAATAAGAAGGCTTTCCTTTTATACCAGTGGGGAGTATGGGTGTGCAGCTGGGGAAGGTTTGAACTTCAGAAAGGAATTGATAATATTATGTATTCAGGAACTGGAGACTTTTTATACTGTGATACTGACTCATGCAAGTATATAGGGGATGTTGACTGGGAACCTCTTAATAATGAGATCCGGAAGGAATCAGAAAAGAATGGAGCATGGGCTGTAGATCAGGAAGGTAATAAGCATTACATGGGAGTGTGGGAGGATGATGGAGAGTATCTGGAGTTTAAGACCATGGGAGCTAAGAAGTATGCCTATGTATGTGAGGAACTTAATGAGAAAACCGGGAAGATGGAGGATAAGCTTCATATTACTATAGCCGGAGTAAATAAAAGGATAGGAGCTATAGAACTGGAAAGGGCCGGAGGCATAAAAGCCATGCAGGAAGGCTTTGTATTTAAGTATGCCGGAGGACTTGAAGCCAGATATTCAGATCATCCGGATATAGGGGAATGGATAAATGAAGATGGCCTTCCTATTCCTATTACCAGAAATGTATCACTTATACCCAACACTAAGACCTTAGGACTTACTGCGGAATACCGGGAGCTTTTAAATACAGTGAGGAGGCTTCGGATTGAGTCTTGATAATATATCATAATATGTTATAATATTTACAAGCTATTCCCCTCATAAATAGCTTATCTAAGGCCCAACAAGCCGGATCTGGGGCGCTCTTACTGTACTGGTGGATAAGAGGATGAGCCTCACCAGCTCGATATGTTCGATTCATATCCCGGCTATATCCGGTAGCAGCCCGGAGATCATACCCTTTATGGTAACAATCGCAGAAACTAAAACCAAAGCAGAAACAGATACGGAGGAAATTACAATGGAAATTCTCGTAACCAACAAAGAACTTACTAAGCAGGAACTGTACTTTTTAACTAAGGCTCAGGATACTCAGAAGATGACTGAGGCTGCTGATCAGACAATGGAGCTATCAGCATGGGCCATCTACAAGGATCATAATGCCGACGGTGAAGAGGTTGAGCTCTTCGCTATGAGAACTGTAGAAGGTGAGTCCTATGCTACAAACTCTCAGACCTTTATCAGTGCCTTCAGAGATATCCTCGATATCTTTCCACCTGAAGAGGTGACTAAGCTCAAGGTATTCTCTGGCACATCAAAGAATAACCGCACATATATCACATGCGCATACGCTGAGTGATAAGATTTAAGCTGGAGCTGCTGCTACTCCAGCTTTTATTTTAGCTATGAGTGTATACAATAATACAGGAGTACAATATGAGAATATATAATGATGATGGCTATGTTAATATCCCTGAGATCCTGAAGCATGAGGCGGTATTTATATTTATATATGGAGGAAGAGGAACCGGAAAAACTTATGGAGCCCTTAAAGAGATGAAGGAAGGAGATCATAAGTTTATCTATATGAGAAGGCTTCAGGCTCAGACTGATATAGTAAAGAAGGAAAATATGCAGCCCTATAAGACTCTTAATGATGATATGGGCTGGAGCATAATGCCCTTTGCGGTAAATAAATATATATCGGCCTTCTATGATAGCAGCGTAAATGAGGATGGGAAAGTAGTACCAGAGGGACCCCAGAGAGGCCTTCTTACTTCCTTATCTACCTTCAGCAACTTAAGAGGAGTAGATGGGTCTGAGATAGATACTATCATCCTTGATGAGTTTATCCCTGAGCTTAATGAGAGGCCTATCAAGGGAGAAGCTGATGCTCTATTTAATGCTTATGAGACAATAAACAGAAATAGGGAGCTTAATGGCAAGGCCCCGGTAAAGCTCCTATGCCTCGCAAACTCAAACAGAATAGATAATCCGCTCTTTATGGAGCTTAATCTGGTACGGAAGGCTGAGAAGATCCGGAAGGAAGGTAAAGAATATCTTTACGAACCTAAAAGGAAAATGCTGCTTATTGACCTTTATAAGTCTAAGATCTCAGAAGAGAAATCTGATACAGCTCTATATCAGCTTACTAAAGGTACTGAATTTTATGAGATGGCTATCCGGAATACTTTTATTAATGAAGAGAGAGGCCGGATAGAGACAAGGCCGATAAAAGAATATAAGCCAGTGGTTTCTATAGGGGAGATAACCATATATAAGCATAAGAGCCGGAAGGAATTTTATGTAACTACCTTCAGATCCGGAAGCCCGGATACATATACAGCCGGTGAAAAGGATAAGGCCAGATTTAAACTGAAGTATATGTATCTCTGGAGGGCATACATGACGAGGCAGGTAGTATTTGAAGAGTACATGTCAGAGATCCTATTTGACAAGTACTTCCACTGATATTAGAATATATTATAGGCTAGATGATTGGACTAGAGCAGCCCCTGAAGGGTGTCCATGCGCAGGCTCAGCGCAAGATATCATCTAGCCTTTAAAATTATCATCAGGTGTATACAAGTATACACTTAAGGGAAGGAGGTAGAGATATGGAGCAGATCTGGAGCATGATAGGACAATATGCTTTTCCTATTATAGCTTGTGTATGTGTCGGCTGGTATGTAAAGTATATTGAGGATAAGCACCGGGAGGATCTAAAAGAGATACATGCTTCTCATAAGGTGGAGATGGATGAGATATCTCTGGCAGTGAAAAATAATACGCTGGCCATCCAGAAACTGACTGACTATATCATTAAGCGGGATGGATAAGATCTTAGGTATTGATGTAAGTCACTGGCAAGGGAAGATAGACTTTGAGAGAGTAAAAAAGTCCGGGATACAGTTTGTTATCCTGAAGGCCGGAGGATCAGATAAAGGCTTTTATGAAGATAAGACTTTTAGATCTAATTATGAAGCTGCTAAGAAGGCCGGCATTGATGTAGGAGCATACTACTTTGTAGGTAAGAACTTTTACGGAGTGGAGGCCGGGGTAGCAGATGCAAAGAGATTTTGTAAGATTATTGGAGGCTGTCAGCTGGAGTATCCAGTATTCTTAGATGTAGAGACTACTCAGCCCGGAAGAAAAGAGGAAGCTACTGAGGCTGCTATAGCTTTCTGTGAGGAGATTGAAAATAATGGATACTATGTTGGTATCTATTCTTCAGATATCTCCGGCTTTAGGGAAAAACTAAACCATAGTAGGCTCTCATCATATGCTCACTGGGTAGCAGATTATAATGATCCGGTGAAGGAATGCAAAGAGCACCAGATAAGGCAGTATAGCTCTAAGGGCTATGTTGAAGGTATTAGTAATAATCCTACTGATCTCGATGTTTCTTATGTGGATTATAGAAACATCATGAAAAGCAAAGGGCTAAACGGATTTAAGAAAAAAGGAAAAAAGAAATCGGAGGACTAAACAATGGCATTTAATAATGAAGATATTTTGGTACTTGCAAAAGCAGGATTTACCGCAGAGCAGATAGCAGCTCTTAATGTAGTAGGAAGTGCACCGGCTCCAGCTCCAGCACCCGCACCAGCTCCGGAAGTGGCACCTGCTCCAGCACCGGCTCCAGCACCCACGCCAGCTCCGGCTCCTGAAGCTTTGCAGCCTTCAGCTCCGGCTACAGCTGCTCCGCACTCAGTGGATGATGTACTGGCTGCAATCTCAGGGCTTTCAGCTTCTATCCAGAATGCTAATCTTCTTCAGGCTCAGATGCCTACGCAGCAGAAGACTGCTGAAAGTATTTTAGCATCAATTATCAACCCACCAACTAAAAAGGAGGAATAACAAATGGCTGCAAACGCTTTAACTTTTAATGATATTGCGATTGTGCTTAATCAGGTACTTGTTCAGGCTACTGGACAGAGTGGTATCGTAGCTACTAACACTTCAGATTTTACTACAGTGGCTACTACAGCTCTTCAGGCCGGATATGATAATCTTATGGGAGCTATCTCTCAGGTTCTTTCAAGGACTATCATCAGCCAGAGAGCTTATGATAGGAAATTTAAGGGATTGGAAGCAGACTCTATCAGATGGGGAAATCATGTAAGGAAGATCAACTATGTTGATAGGCCTTGGCAGTCTCCCGGAAGGCTTCCTATTACTAATGGTGTAGCTGTAGATGATCAGAAGCCTATCCTTGATGATGTAGTACAGACTAACTTCTACGGCCAGAATGATTATGAGATTCAGTGGACACTTTTCTCTAATCAGCTGGATGTTGCCTTCTCAGGCCCGGAAGAGTTTGGAGCTTTCATTACCGGTAAGATGACAAATATCTCTAATCAGGTAGAGCAGAAGCATGAAGCTATGGCCAGAATGATCATAGCCAACATGATCGGAGGCATTCTTACTATTAATAATGCTCCTCAGATCGTACACCTTATCACTGAGTATAATGGTGTGATTGGACAGAGCTATACTAAGCAGCAGATCATGGATCCTGCAAATTATCCAGCATTTATCAAGTGGGTATACGGAAGAGTGGCTCAGGTTTCTTCTATGCTTACAGAGAGAACCATTAACTACCATCAGAATATCACCGGCTCAGAGATAGCCAGACATACCCCTTATGAGAGACAGCTTGTATATCTCTATGCTGGAGACAGATACGGTATCGAGTCCAGAGTTATCGCTGATGTATTCCATGATAACTATCTTAAGCTTTCAGATACTGAGTCAGTAAACTTCTGGCAGTCTGTAGGATCTCCTGATGAGATCAATGTACTTCCTACTTATATGAAGACAGATGGCAGCTTAGACCAGCCAGGATCCGCAGTAAATCAGGCTGATGTATTTGGTATCATTGCAGATGAGGAGGCTATGGGCTATACAATCTGCAACCAGAGAACTACAAACGCTGCTTACAATGGTGAAGGCGAGTATCAGAACTTCTGGCTTAAGTTTACAGACAGATACTGGAACGACTTTACAGAGAATGCAGTTGTGCTTCTCATGGACTGATTAATCTTCCTTATAATAGGGCCGGGTATTTAAGCCCGGCCTTATTTAAGAAATGAGGTAATGATGAGCATAAAAATTGACTTTTATACTTTTGCCAAAAAGATAAACTCTACTAAGCAGCCTTCAGGAACTGCCGGCCTATCAGCTGACTGCATCATAAAAAGAGGAAGCTCCATTGTAAATCCTACTATTGAGCTGGATATAGGACTGGCTTCTTCTCCAGCTTCCTATAACTACTGCTATATAGCAGACTTTGGAAGGTACTACTTTGTGCATGACTGGGTATTTAATGAGAGGCTCTGGACTGCTAACCTTACTGCGGATCCTATGGCTTCCTTTAAAACCGGGATAGGCTCATATAGTGGGTATGTACTAAGAAGCTCCTCATCTTATAACAGTGATATTGTGGATATGTATTATCCTGCTCTTGCTGATATTACAACTTCATCCAGTACATCTGCTCAGTCTCCATCATGGGCTGAAGGCTTCTCTGGAGGCTCTTATGTCATTGGTATCATGGGTAAGAATAATGGACAGAACGGAGGAGCTATTACCTATTATAGAGCGGATCCTGCTTCCATGCGGTACTTATGTAATTATCTAATGGATGTAGCAAACCTTGGCACAATTACAGATATCGAGCAGGACCTTCTTAAATGTGTCTTTAATCCTCTTCAGTATATTGTAAGCTGCATGTGGTTTCCTTTTTCTCCGGTTGTCGTAAATGGTAATGTATATGTGGGCTGGTGGGATCTTTCAGGATCCGGACTCCATCCATTATCTGCTTCTATGAAGTGGGAGCTTTCCATGACATATACAATTCCTAAACATCCGAAAGCAGCTACCAGAGGCAATTATCTAAACATGCCACCTTTTAGCAAGTATCATTTATATGCTGGACCTTGGGGAGTAATACCTATAGAATCTTCCTATTTAATAGGAAGCTCTTCTTTAGTATCACATCTGGCTGTAGATCTTGCCACAGGTTCTGGTAAACTTACTATAGAGGATAGCTCCGGAAGAATATTAGAGGAGCATTTTGCTCAGATAGGAGTACCGGTTACAGTGGGGCAGAATCTTATTAATCAGGGCGCAGTATCCGGAGTAGCCGGTGGAGCTATGAACGCTATAGGTAGTGCTCTAGGACTTAATCCGGTGAGTATGTTTGGAGCTGGCCTTGAAACTATAGGAAATGCTGCTGCTTTATCTCAGTCGGTTCCTTCTACTGTAGGCAGTAATGGCTCATGCACTTTTAAAAATGTATGGCAGCTGGTTGGTAGATTTTTTGATATTGCCAATGAGGACCTTGCAAGCAGAGGAAGGCCATTATGCGCAGCCAGAACTATAAGCACCTTATCAGGTTACATCTTATGCTCTGATGCTGATCCTGATATAGCTTGTACGGATGGTGAGCTGGCCCAGATCGTCTCCTATATGAATGGAGGCTTCTATTATGAGTAGTATTTATGTAAGCACTACCGGTAATGGCTCAGCCGGAGTAGATAACTATAATCCGAATAATGGTGACATAGTTACTATATTTGCTTATCCTGATGATGGAGCTCAGCTTCTGGATCTTACAATGCAGAGTGAATTTGGTTATTCTATAGCCATATATGTACAGCAGATACAGCAGATCGTATATGATAGCAGCTGGGGAGATTGTACGATATATGCAACCTTCTCACATGACATCATTCAGGTGAACGCTAATGGTAATGGCTACGCTTATGTGGATGATCTTAATCCTTCTGATGGACAGACTGTTACATTATATTCAACTCCGGGCGGTCGTAAGTATGAAGTTGTAGGAATCACCTGCACGGACCAAAACGGTAATACAGTATGGACCGCATCAGCTGAGACTGTATCATTTAACTATGATGCGAACTGGGGCGATATTACTATAAATGTCTACTTTGACCTGAAATGGATATTTAAAAATTTGTGGTTCTTATGTAAAGTATCACAGGACTGGAGGTTTAGATAATGAATGGCTATGGAGCACCATATTATTATGATCACATAAATACAGCCAATTCACTTATCAGCCCTTCTACAGTGCATTGTAAAAATACCGGGCTCCAGAGATATTTTGCCCGGTACCTTCTCCAGAAGGCTATAGCAGTTTTCAAGTGGACGATCCCGGAGAACTGGGCTCAGAATTACTTCCTCTATAGTCTTTATACTTGGGGATATGTAGCTGTAGTAAATACTGATAAGTTTGGTGTTATCGTGCAGGGCTGCGCTTTAAAGGGCTATGATATCTACTATCAGCCGACCCACGCAGTTATAACTAATCCCCTGCTTAAGGGTATCCTGGAGCCCCGGATAGGTACTCAGTGTACTATCTTAAGATTGCAGCCAGATTATGGCGGCCTCATGGATAAAGTAAATTTCTACAGTGATATGATGGCCCTATGCGCTGAGACGATCGGCACAAACATCCTCAACAGTAAACTATCCTATATCTTTGCAGCCGGGAATAAGGCAGATGCTGAGAGCTTTAAGAAGATGTTTGATAAGGTGGCTTCCGGTGAGCCGGCTGCTTTTATCGGTAAGGATCTCTTTAATGAAGATGGAAGCCCGAACTGGATGCAGTTCAATCAGGACCTCAAAAATACTTATGTAGCTGATGAGATCATGATGGACCTTAGGAGATGGGAGCAGGAATTTTGCCGGGATATCGGCATCAATAATGCGAACACTGAAAAGAAGGAACGCATGATAGTTGATGAGGTTGCTTCTAATAATGAAGAGACTCTTTTATGGTCGGATCTGGCACTTGAGCAGCTGAAGAAGGACTGTAAAGCTACAAGGGAGATGTTTGGTATTGAGCTGGATGTAGATTATAGATTTAAGGAAGAGGAGGTGGAGCCTAATGTGGATGGATATGATAGCACTATACAAATTTGATAATACCATCTTTGACGGATTCCACATCCCGGAGGCCCTTCAGGATATGAAGGATGTGCTCATTGATAATCTTCTTATGGAGACAGCTGAGAGGGAGATAATATATCCGGATGCTCCATTTATGAAGATGGCTATTGAGAGATGGAGTAAGAAAGAGGTAGATGTATGGACTGCTCTATATGAGACTACTCAGTATGAGTATAATCCTATCTGGAATGTAGATGGTAAAGTTGTAGAGGACAGAGATCTTAAGGGTACTGATTACAGGACTGATGATCATGATACCACCAGAACTCATACCGATACTATCACCAGAACTCATACCGATACAATAACTACCACTCATGGCCTTACTGTTACTACAGATGATAGTACTTATGGATATAATTCAAGTACACCTGCTCCGGTAGATAAGGAAGTAGCTGCTCAGTCAGGTACCAGCTCAGATGCTCATACCGGTAACATAACAGATGCTCATACTGGTAGTATCTCAGATAAGGATTCAGGAACTGTAAAGCATGATACATCTGACTCCGGAAAAGTAACTACTACCAGAACTGGTAATATTGGAGTGACCTCAACCCAGTCACTCATTCAGGAGCAGAGGGAAGTAGTAAAGCTCAATGTCCTTGATGTGATCATTGAGGATTTTATAAGCAGATTCATATTAAAAGTATATTAAAGGAGGGTATGATATGGGACTTTTTGAGAGATTTCCCTACACAAACTTCCATGAGCTCAATAGCACGTGGATCATTGAAGAGCTGATAAGGCTTAAGACTACAATAGAGCAGTTTGTATCTATCAATGCTCTTAAGTATGCTGATCCTATTCAGTGGAATATTGTAAGCCAGTATGAGAAAAATACTATCGTTATTGATCCTCTTACCGGTACAGCTTATATCAGTGTGCAGCCGGTTCCTTCAGGAGTAGCGATTACTAATACTGACTACTGGACTGTAGTATTTGACCTTGGCAGTTTTGTTGTAAGAGCTGCTAAAAACTTTACTGATAAATGGGAGGATGAGACAACTCTTACAGCTACCTTCCCTTCAGCAGTAAATGACTGGATTATCTGGGGTGATACTCTTTACAGAGTAGCTTCTCCTATTACTGCCGGTGATCAGTATGTAGATGGAAGTAATATCATCCATTTTACTGTAGAAGATGTGATAGGCCATATTCAGGAACTTGATACTACAGATAAGAGTAATCTGGTAGCAGCTATCAATGAACTGGTTCAGGCCCTTGCAGATGAGGCTGCAAGAGTTAATGATATTACCGGCAGCCTTGATGATCTTGATACTACAGATCAGAGTAATCTGGTAGCTGCTATCAATGAACTGGTTCAGGCCCTTTCAGATGAGGCTGCAAGAGTTAATGATATTACCGGTAGCCTTGATGATCTTGATACTACAGATCAGAGTAATCTGGTGGCTGCTATCAATGAAGTTAATACTAAAGCTGATGATCTTGATAAAGAAAAGCTGAGCTTTATTATCGGAGATGTCAGTATAATCAGGCATGATTATGGTAATTATGTTATCGAGGTTCTTAAGCTTGCTCATGATAATCAGGATGGGAGTAAAAATATCCCATACTGTAAAGGTGAGTACAATCTGGAAGGTATGGAGATATTCTCTGAAGGTACGAAGCTGGCCATTAATGCCGGGTTTTATGATTCAGCCAATAAGATGCAGGGCAACACAATAAGTAACGGCTCAGTCATTACCGGTAATGTTATCAGCAGCCCTGCCGTATGCTATCTGGGCTTTGATGATAATGGAGATTTCCATTATTATGACCAGACTACTCCTATGGCTGATATTATAGCTGATGGATGTGATAATGCTATTCTGGCATGGTGTCCTCTTATCGAAAATCATGCTTTATCACCTAATATCCTCAGCATCTCACAGACCTCTCAGCAGAATATAGGTGTTGATGATGATCTGAATTATTACATCATTACAACCAGCTACTACTGCCCTCTTGATATTCAGGGTGTGGCAAACTGGATCCTGGCAAATTATCCGGAGATTAAGACCTGCTTTGCTGTAGATTCCGGAGGATCGGCTCAGACCAGAGTATATAATATCATGACAAATACTAACTCAGATCTTAATAGGCAGTACGGCCGTAAGATACCAAGTGCTATATGCTTCCCTATCACATCTGAGCAGAATGATATTACTTCTATCCTTCATATCATAAGAGAGACTAAAGAGAATGTGATGCCTCAGGTTATTTATAACTCTGGATCACATACCCAGATAGGAACTAAGGTTCAGATGAGCTTCTTTAATTCCTATCAGGTAGGTAATATCTTCTTTGGATGTGGTGTAGTAGAGCTGGAGGATGGTTATGATGGCAGCTGGGTAAGACTTACAACACTGGAAAATTACTTCCCTTCTCCAGACAGGCATTCATACTTTGCATTGATAGCTCATTACAATGTAACTAATAATGGCCGAATGGATATTAACCCGTCATCTGATGAGATGGATATTAAGCCTACTATTGAGATTAAAGGCCCTGCTAATAGCAGTGGAAGCTCAAGGCTTTATGATGTAAATATCATATATGCAGTTAAGCAGATGAGATGATCTTTAGATCTGGCTGGATGATTTAATCTGGCCAGATCTTTTTATGTTAAAATAAATCTCTTGACAAATTTTGTATTCTATGATTTTTTCTGAGTTGCAGCATTTAAGCATGTTTCAC